GGCGAAGTCATCCAGCGGGCGTATTTCATCGACAAACCCGAGGTCTTTGGCCTGCTGTGCGGTGTACCAGTTATCTTTGGCGGTAAACATTTCGACGGTGTAATCGGGATTTCTGCGATGGATGATGGCCATGCATCGGGCATTGGCGTGGTCAATATCCTCGCCCTCAGTAATGAGTTCACCTTCCCATGTGATGTGATAGACGCCATGCAGCATCATTGAACCGACTTCGGTCATCACGACGTGGTCTGCAGCGAGTGCCATGATGGCAGCTGCGCTTGCGGCTATGCCGTAGATGACAACGGTCGAATGAATGCCACGCTTGCGCGATTCCATAAGCATTTCGGCCATAGCAATGCCGCTGAACAGGTCGCCGCCATAACTCATCACATCGATCTGGATGGATTCGCCCTGGGCGACTTTGGTCAGGAAATCCGCGAAACCGCTTGCAACGTTGTTGTATATATCGTCGAAAATTCTAAACCGTTTCATGCTGTACCTCATTGAGTTTGTTTGGGGCTTTTGCCGGATGGCCATAGACGGCCAGTGCGGCCTCATCGGCATCGACAAGCCCCATTTCAATGGCGAGTTTCCAGGATTCGAGTTCGGTCTTCGGATCGAGACACAATGCACTTGGGGCATTCCATACACTCTCACAACTCAGTATTTTGGCGGCTGTGGGCGTGTCGAACTCCGTCTCGATGCCGTTGCGGATGAGGTAATCGTAAGCAAACACCTCGAAAAGCGGTTTGAGGAAGGATTCGATAAAGAAGCCACGCACGACTTTGTAGGTTGCGCTGGCTTCGATGACGGCCCCGCGTGCCGCCGCATAAGATGTTCCCTCAAATGTCGCTTCCAGTACCTGCTGCGGAATGCCGATGGCCGCCGCAATGGATTTATTCTGCGCTGATATAAAAGACGCATAGCCGCTGTTTGGACGTTTGGGGTCAATCGTGCGGATATCCTCACCATCGGCGAGCCGTTTGGATTCGCCGGGGCCTATGGTCTCAAAGTCGTTGTTTGACCAAGGATAACGGGGATTTGAAGTTGCCTGGAGTTTGAACTTTTCTTCGTCTTTTTCCTTTTCGTCTTTTTCCTTTTCGGTTTCGGGAACAAGCGGCTCATCAAGATCGAGCGAGGGGGCGTTGCCGAACGGGTTTCGCGTCGGATCGGTGTTCGACACGATAAAGATGGCCAGACACGCCTCAATGATTGCGGCCTGTAATTCCGCCGTCGAATAGGCTTTGGTGCTGTAAAGTGTCTCAATGGTATTGGCAACCAGCGGGACGCCCCGGTACTGGTCTGGGCGCAGTGGCTGAAACAGGTGCAAAACCACGGGCAACCCCAGATCGTCATACGCCTCGATGCGCTGCCAGTCTTCTGACCGGATGGCCAAATCATCGTCGTAATGGTTCAAAAACCAGTAGGCGACTGGCCGCGCCTCGCTGTCGAGTTCCACGCCGTCGATGATGGTGTTTCCGGTTTCTGGATTCTCAGCCTTAATGCCGGATAACAGCGTATTGAACATCTTCGGCGTCATACATCGGTCGCTTTCGATGATGCGCCATGCACAGTTTGCGACATTCGGGCGGCGCACAAAAAAGACGTCGCCACTCAGTAGCCAGTTTCGGCACGCCATGCGCTGGATCTGCGCAAACGTGAGCCGCCCCTGGATGTCGAGTGCGTGGGTGAGTGAGGCGAGGGCGAGGGACTTTTTGAGGCCGCCGCACAATGCCTTGTATTCATCCCGGTCAAAGAAATCCGAGTTGCCGATGGAATAGGTCAGGCCGTCACCGAGTACGCCGTGAACCATGCGATCCACGGCAGCCGTGGCCATCGGACACGAAATGTCGAGCATACGCGCACGGCTGACAAGTGTACGCCGCGATGGCGATATATCCTCGCTGGCCGTGCCACTGTTTGCGATAAACCCGGCCATGACCTGGCTGAACAGGGAGCCTCCGGCGGCAGCATATCCCGTGGTAAAAGGTGACAACTGCAATGGGGACATACCCATATCACCACCTCCTGCCAATCATGGACGGGTCAATAAAGACATAGCGGCTTGTGTTACGCACTGGGCGACCGTTTAAAATGGCCTCAATTTCCGCAATCCGATTCTGTGTGCCCGTAATAAATTCAGACAGCGTCTTTAAATCCGGCGCATACCGGGTAATGGATCGCGTGCCCAGACTGTAGGAGGTGATGCGCCCACTAATCAAATCATCATAGCCGCGCATGGCATCATCCAAAGACTGATACAGCCGCGTCCTCTCCCGCATCAGCCATTCCCGGCGCGTCCTCGGTGGGGTAAATGCTTCGTCGCTCATCGTTCAAACCTCAAATAACGACCGTAAGTCAATCACGGCCTTTAAATTATAGAGGTTTGAAACAACGGTGCTTTCGTGTGCCCGATAAAGATTGCCGATCCGTTTTTGGGGCTGTCTTCGTATCTAGCTTTGGCGGTGCGGGTTTGGTGGTTTGCGGTTCGGTGGGCTGTGCGTTCTCGGGAACTGGTGCGGGCTTTTCGGCAGTTCGTGCAGGTTTTGAACCTACTGCCGCCTCCGATTCCATGATGCTTGAAATCGCCCCACGCTGGCTCAATAACAAATGCGCCGCGTACATCGCATAAATGCGGCAGTCCAAAGCCTCATTGCGTCGCCCCGGCAGGAGTTCCCAACGGACGCCACGAGGCGTGTTTGTGCGCTTTTCGGATGTGAGCTGTTCGAAGTAGTTTGCGTCGTAGTTGCACGCAAATTCGCGTGGCCATGACAAACATCGTTCGCCATCGAGCGTCTTGGTGATCATGTCCAAAAGCATGTCTTTTCCTGAATTGACGCCAATGATGTGCAGTTTGATCTTGCCCGTGCCATTGCCCGCCGATGATAATTTCTGCGTCGAAATCGAATACAAAAAAGGGATGGTCTCTTTGAGGCGCACATAACCTTTGACCGAAAGATGGCGCGGATGCCGTAGCGAATAGGCATAGACGCGGTTTGTGTGGTGGCCGCCCGAATCCTGTGCGGCATAAATCACGCCCAGGGTCTTGCCGTCTTCCCGTTTGTACCGCCGCCGTTCGATGATGTCGGTCAGGGCGTGCCAGATTTCGGGCTTCTTCGGGTCGCCATCGAGCCAAAGCCATTCGATGCCATAAGCCCTCGATGCGTCTTTGTTCCATCCGCAAATCTCCATGGCAAATCCGTTGTCCTGCGTGTCGATACCGGCAGTCAGGAACACAATGTCACGCGGCAGCGCATCGAGACGATAGTCATGCACGGCCATCCGCTGGATGTCATGGCCATAGATAATCCGCTCAGACCGTGGCACATAGACTTCACCCAATCGCGTATTCCTGAAGCTCTGATAGCTCGCCTCACCCAATGCCAGGGCAGACCGTTCCAGTTCACGTAATCCACGCCATGAATAGAACGCATCGCACAGCGTCCCAAACACGCGGAATGAGCGAACGATTCGGCCATAGTCGTCATGTTCGGGGAACTCGTTTTGTGGCTCACAGTAACGATGTTCAAGCGCACGCACCGCCATTTCGTCGAACACCTCGCCACACTTCGGGCAATGCACCGTCGGCACATCGCCTGCCCAGTCGATGGAATCCCATCGGCAGTCAAACCACGCGCCACAGCCAGAACAGACGACGCCCCATGTTTCCTGGGTGCCCAATAAAAAATGCTGGTGTATGCGCCCCTCCTCGACTGTCGGCGTCGAGGTAAACAAAGCCATTCCCCTGAATCGCATCTGTCTCTGTAATGCCAGGGAAACGGGATCTCCCTCGCCCTTGAGTTCATCCTTCCAGCGGTCGAGCTCGTCACAGCATAGGAATTTTGCGGGCGTCGAACATAAATCGGACGCACTCGATGATGATCCGATCATCAAATTGGCTCCGGTTGCCAGGCTGATATTGCACACCTCTTTGGATGCGTCAGGGTTGCGATATTTCGTTCCTGTCTGTCCGGTCGCATTGATACCGCATACGTCCCTTAAAAACGGTCTGAGGCGATTTTTTGACATCTTCTGGCCGGTTTTGAGTCGGTCAAAAATGAGCAGCGTGTTCGCCCGGTCATAAGCCGCAATCCATCCGAGGAAGTTTTCGATGGCCGTCGTTTTACCAACCTGGGCAGGAGTATACAGGATCACCCGGCTCGTTCCCGCCAGGTCGCTCAGATACTGCGTCGGCTCTCTAAAAAATGGCGTCTGCAAAAAACTAAAAAGCGTATGCGTCGAGGGCATAAAGCGATTCAATTCTGCCCAGGTGGCGCAATCCACGCGTTTTGGCCGTTGCAATATCGGGATGAGATAGCCCATTCGCCCGTCTTTCATTTTCCCGCCTCTTTCTTGCGTTTGGCCGTTCGGGCGACCTTTTCTTTTTTGGCCTCCGTGGCCGCCTGTTGTTGTGCAGTATTGCTTTCAATCGACAGGTAAAGCCGGTGTTCGGCAAGTCGCTGTAACTGCGTCTCGATGAGCGACTGAACGGCCTGGTATTGCACGGGCGTCGTTTGCGGAATAATCGTCTGAATTGTATCTGGCAAACCATCCAAAAAGCCCACAAACTCGCGCAAAAACGCATCAAATTCGGTCAGTGCAGTATCAATCCTGCACAGCTCGCCGCGTTTGTTGTCGAGTTCAAAACGCTCGCGTGAAACCTTGATTTCAAGTGCTTCGCAGTTTGCAAGCCGCGTGCGATAGTCGATCTCTTCGAGCGTCGGTTTTGACTTTTTTGTCGCCACAATTCACATCATCCAAAAAACAAAATGCGGTACTCCGAAATTTTGATCGGTCGCGCCCCCCGACGTGCCATATTCTGACCCCGCCCCTGGTAGTACCTACGGACGGAATTTCGCCGTCTGCTGTGCAAACCGCTCCGGCACGTCCAGCGTCTGCGCGTATTCCATCAGTGCCAGCACTTCGAGTGCATTGAGCGCAGAAACCTTGGATATGATCATCGATTCCGCAGGGGCATACAGACCAACAAGGGCACTCAAGCGGGGCCCGGGAAACGTGCAAAGCTCTTCCCAGGATACCTCATCGGCGTTGTGCGCCGCGTCCAGGATCGTCGCCAGACGCCGCGCCTCCGCCTGGCTGAATGTCCGGTAAAGCGCATCCTCGCCGTCTGCCAGTATCGTAAAAAAGGTGAACAGATACCTGCTCAGAACACGCGATGTTTTGTGTTCCGACGATTCCACGCGCCGTCGGATGATGTCGTAACTCTTTTTGGGAATTTCCACCGTTATCCTGCACACACCGGCCATCATGCACCTCCATGGGAATTGCGCGGCATTGCGCCGCTTGCAATTCATACCCATTCCATGTACAAATCTGCATGATTGCGCCAGATAAATGGTGTGCGGGGACGTGCCAGCGTCCCCTTTTTTTATTTTGTGCTATCGAATGGCAAATCCTTTTGCTTGTCTTCGACCGGCGTGTTTGCCTTGATCACACCCATCGTCCTTTCCATATACTTGCGTTCCTTGTACTGTATCATCATAAACGCCTTCTCGCCGTCCGTACAATCAGCCATGATTTCAACAAATTCCGTAACGTCATAGAATCCATGCTTTTTGGCGATTTCCTTCAAACTCCTTGTAATACCCTCAGCAATAATTGTGTTGATTATTCCATCTATGGAAAGCGGTTCATCCCTGCTGTCAGTGGCAACCTCAAGGAACATTGCGTATTTTTTCATAGCGGCGAGTTTGCGATGGTTGTCGTATGTCATCAAAAAATGACATTCCACCGCATTCTCATTATTCTCAGTTTTTGCCACCGCTTGAGGTTCATCAAAAACCTCCCCCTCACACAATACCAAATCTGTCTTTTCTTTCATGGTTTGTCTCCTAATAGTCATAATCCAGACATTCATCCAGTTCGGTGTAGTATTCGCCGTCGTAACCGATGCCGTCCATGATTTCGTGCCAGCAATCGACACATAACAGGCGCATTGTGATTCCATGACAATCACGTGACCAACTCAGTTCGGAACGCGGAAATTCTTTACCGCATTCGCCGCATTTGCATGGGTAGTCATCATGATCGGGGATTTCATAAATGTTCTCGTTATATAACATGCTATCCCTCCAGTGCCAGGCGTTCGTAGCCGAGCGAGCATAGGTCGTTGTGTGCCAGCTGTGATTGAATGCGGTCGTAGGCTTCGGTGGCACGGGCTAAAGCTGTTTTGTATATTTCGTGCATCCGTTCATCGATTTCCATGCGGGCACGGATGCCGTCAAATTGCCGCTGGCATTCCGCTTTTTCAGCATCGGTTTCGGCCAGTTCGAGTTTGCTTCGCGCCAAAATCAAATCCGGGTAATGGCTGAATTCAAACTCTTTATATTGCGCATCCAGTTCATGGTATTCCCTGGGCAGGAACGGTGTGACATTTGGGCTTTTGTGACAAGCCGCCTCGATC